TACTCCGATGCAACCTGCGAATTGGTCCCCCCGTGAGGAATCGAACCTCATGCCGTCCACCCAACTCTAAGGATCGGTTTAGAAGACCGATGTCGGGCTCGGGGAGATTTGATCAAATTTAACTTCAGCTACTTGCTTACTTTTTCAAGTGCCTCTTTGCGCATCAGAAATCGTCGCGCATTATCAAGCTCATGCACAAAATAATATTCAACACCATCAATATATTTGGTGTCTTTCTTTACATCATCACAGACAACTTTATCACCGTTGAGTCTGTTACGAAATATAATTGACTTGTTCATGTTTCAGTCTCCTAAGTTAGATAATGGTGAAAAACGATGGCTATCAGAGCCATAAACAGTCCACGATAAAATTCAGTCCAGGCCCACTGCCCATCAAGTTCCAAATAAATAGGTGGCAATTTTACCCACAAGAATCGTGCGAATAGCGCACCTAAGACAGGACCAAAGAAACAAGCCGGAATAAGAACAACAAGTCGTTCGTCAACAAAGTAAAGCGGCGAGACAATCAATGCCCATACTGCACCGATTCTAAACTGATGCAGCCAGCCAAGCAACTGTTTTGAATGAGTCGGATAAATCCAACCAATCACGCCCATGTTCTGTCGTTCGCCCAATGCAAAAAGAATAGATGCAATCACACAAATTAAAAAAGTTTTAATATCATGTGGATTAAGAATACAAGCGGCGAGAACACCACCAGAAACATACCAAATAAACGAACGAAGCGGTGGCTTCCACCACGGTTTAATTTTCCAAAATCTATCACTAGGGAATCCTCCACGAACTCGATCTGCAATGGCACAATAAACACACACTAAAAATGCTAACATGATTAATCTCCTTATAATAAGTGGCAGGAAGTGCGGGAATCGAACCCGCTCACCTTGGGTCAAAGCCAAGTATCTGCTCCAATCGATTTACTTCCACTTGTTGTTTATAGATTTTTTAAAATGTTTTTTTAATTTGGTGTGATTATTACCTGTACCACTCAATCCAGCTTCAATTAGACATTTGTATATACTCATACCTTTATTATGATTTTCAATTATACTTTCTAAATGACCTTTCAAGAAAGGAAAAGAATCTTTATTTTTTTCATAGTGAAGTTTGTTACCGCAACTTATCGAACAGGTGTTTCCTTTTCCAAAGAAAATAGTTTGGCAACTAGGACACGTTTTAGTTTTAGGTGTAGTTTCCCAGTTTATTATTCTTTTTTTAATCCATCCTTCATTTAGGTATTGTTCTAATAAATCTCTATTAACTTTTTTACATTCTTTTGTAGAAAGATTCGCAATCCAAACAGTGCCGAACTGGGAATTACCTGATCCTTGCTGTGATTGTTTCATCACATCAGCTAATCTTTTCCTCAACCACCCATACATTTTATTACTATTGCGCTGCTGAGTCAATGAGTTTATACACATCATTGCAGCGGCTTTTATTAAAGGAGAACAGTTTGGATATATTTTTACCAATAATTGATGTGCTACATAATGCTCTTCTGGAAGAAGATCTACTAAATTTGTAGCCTCATCAGAACCACCAAGACAACGCGGTATTATATGATGTCTTTCTTTATATCCTGTTATCGTTCGTGTTTTAGCACGCGAAATCAACAAATCATAATGTTTTTTATAATTCATGCATTATTTAGCTTTTACTGAGCTAAACAGAATCAAAATGGCGAACCGTATGGGTTTCGATCCCATCTAAACAGTTTGAAAGACTGTTAGCCACGCCAGCCGCTCCACGGTTCTTGCTATTTGGTACCTCGTGACAGAATCAAACTGCCGCAACCACCGTGTAAAGGTGGAGTTCTATCATTAAACTAACGAGGCATGGTTTGGTGGATCCTGAAGGAGTTGAACCTAATCGCCAGCCGCCCTACATGTTTATGGCAACGGTTTTACAGACCGCCGTAGGGAACAGGATCCAATATCTATTTTTCTCAAAAAATTGGCGGAATGACTGGGACTCGAACCCAGAAGACGAATCACTTCGTCCGACGGTTTAGCAAACCGCTCCAATACCATTATGGGACCATTCCAATTTGGTGGACCTGGAGAGAATCGAACTCTCAATTCCGCGATGCAAGCGCGGTGTGTTCCCATTAGCACTACAAGCCCATTATTTCTTAAAAATATTTGACCACGTGAGTAGTTTATTTAATTTTTGATTTTTTGCTGAGATCACAGCATCTTCATTAACTATGCCATTGTCAATTAACAAATCAAGCATGCACAAAAAATCTCCAATTTCTTCTTCCAAATGCGCTCGGTTACTCACACCTTTGTAAACAGTGTCAATACCAAATCGAAAAGACTTGGAGATTGCTTGAATTATTTCAGCACATTCTTCTTGTGTGATCAGAAGAATTTCTTTTGTGGTTTCATCGTTCATGCTAAATTCCTTGCTTGTTAACTATATAAATGGAGCGGATGATGGGAATCGAACCCACGGCTTCAGCTTGGAAGGCTGAGGTATTACCATTATACGACATCCGCGTTACAGCTGGTACGAGTGGTGGGATTCGAACCCACACTTTAGGGATTTTAAGTCCCTTATCTCTACCGATTGGATTACACTCGCATTATGCATCAATGATTTTTAAATATCAACACATATTCCATTTTATCAAAAGCGGATCCTCTAACCCTAGTTCTGCAAAGCACTTGATTCTGAGCAAGCATGGATCACAATGACCACATGGCTGACCTGAGTCTGCAGGATCGTAACAACTGCTGGTGTTGCTGTAATCCATGCCCAGTGCGTTCCCGGTGCGAATAATATCTGTTTTTGTCATGTTCATCAATGGTGTGTGAATCTTTAATCTTTCACCTTCAAATCCAGCTCTGGTAGCCAGATTAGCCATGTTTTCATATGCTGCAATATATTCTGGGCGACAATCTGGGTATCGTGTCATGCCTTCAGGAGCATTGACACCAATAAAAATATCATTTGCATTTAATGTTTCTGCCCATGCCACAGCAAAGCTCAGAAACACAGTGTTGCGAGCCGGCACATATGTCACAGGAATCACACTGACCAAATCAGGCGCCAGTTCATCTTTGGGTACTTCAATGTCACTGGTCAGTGCAGATCTGCCGAATGCTCTTAAATCAATCTTTTGAATCACATGCTGTTCAACATTTGCTTGCTGAGCTAATGCTCGGGCACAATTTAATTCATGAGCATGTCGTTGCCCGTAATCAAAACTCAGTGCGTATACTCGAAAATCCTGTGATGCCAAAGCCAGCATTGTTGCTGAGTCTAGTCCACCACTTAATAAGACTACTGCTGCGTTTTTCATAATTTTCCTTGTATTGGTGGCTCCAACGAGAATCGAACTCGTAACTATCAGATATCAGCCGATTATTATACCATTTAACTACAGAGCAATTGAAAAAATAGATGATCTCCTAGTGCGTGGTTGATCGGAAGCCACCACGAAACTATAGATGTATTCCTACATCATCCGTGTCAGATTCATCTAGGAGATCAAATCAATAAAACATAGTATCCTGGTCATAAGATACTATGTTTTATAGACTTTACAAGATTTAAAAATCATAAACTAGTATCTTGGTGTATTTCATACTGAGTCGTCCAAGATACTAGGCTATGAAAAATTCTTCTGGGTTTTTACCACCATTGCTGGCTTATCATCCCCCAGGCCGCCCACATTTGCGAGTTTTTATAGTGCTTCGCAGGATCGCGTTCCCTATTTGCACTTTCAGACACTATAAACTAAAAACCCCAGGGTGTCTAGTCCTGGGGTTTCGATTCGGTATAATCTGTTGATTATATTCTAATCGAAACCGCCTCCAGGTTCACTAATATATAATGAACCAGGTTGACTCAACCAGGCTAATCCTAGTTCAATTTTTTTAACGATATGTTCATTCATTTGTTTCATGAATTTATTTATCCTGGCATGAATTATACATGTTTTTTTAGGTTTGTCAATCTTTGGTTTTGCCGATTTTCTAGATAAATATCTGATGCGATATCATGAAATTTTACCAGAGACTCTGGATATTCCGACTCTTAACCCTGGCCAAACTAGGCCTGCTTTTTTAAGTGTTCGACCAGAGGACCAAAATAAAGCACTGGATTTAATGAGTCAAATCACAAACCTCAATCAAGAACTAAAAAATCTATCTAGTCTGAAGGATAAATTTTATGCTGAAAAACGTGAATGGCTAGACAATCATAATTTTAAAACGAATTCAGATACTGTAAAACAGTTTAATAAAAAGATTGATTACGTTTTGGTAGCTCATAAGAAAACTGGTGAAAAAATAGATTTACTAAACCAAAACTACACTGAATTAGTACAAGGAGGTGCAGATCTAAGATCTGCTACACTAAGAGCTTACGAGCATCTTAAAAAACACTGCAGCGATTTCTTGAATAAATCCAGTCAGGCACAAAAACTGCTTTATCGCGGCCTGAAAACTTATCCTTATTCATTCAGAGATTTTTCTTTTATCGGTAGATCGTGGGATGAGCGATTCACCAAAGATACTGCATGGGACACACACAGAAAAGTAAGTGCAGCAATGCGAGAAAATGGGTTTACTGCCACACGAGAAAACAGCATTATGTGCACATCTTCATATTGGGCTGCCAAACAATACGGTGAAGTTTATATGATATTTCCTATAAATGGATTCTCTTTTACTTGGAGTAGAACCCACGCTGACATGTTTAGTGATTTATTTGAAAGGTATCCACTCCGTGGCAACTGGAATAGTTTAATAAATGCTTTTGATAATTCATATAACGAGGTTGATGAACAACAAAAACGCAGTATTGAGTCTAATTTTATCAAAAATGAATTGGAATTAGATCGCACTGACTTTCATGCAGCATTGCTGTCAGGGCATGAGATATATATTCACGGTCAATACTATGCGTTGAATATGAGTATATTTCAGGATTTGAATGATCTACTCAGAATTTATAGCTGAGATTGATTGTTTAATACCGTCCTCTAGATAAATATCTGATGCGATATCATGAAATTTTACCTGAAACCTCGGATATTCTGACTCTTAACCCTGGCGAAACTAGGCCTGCTCCAATAGCTGCTCGACCTGAGGACCAAAATAAAGCACTGGATTTAATGAGTCAAATCACAGACCTCAAGCAAGAACTAAAAAATCTAGCCAGACTGAGGGATGAGATGTATTACAAGACTGATAAATGGTTACGTGATAATCAATATCGTTATGAATCAGACACTGTAAAAAATTTTCAAAAAGAAATTGATGATATCTCAGCCAAGCATATAGCAACTTCCGAGAAAATAGATTCACTATCTAAAGACTACACTTTTTTAATAAAAGGCAATGATGATCCTGATGCTGGTGCACTAAGAGCTTACGAGCATCTTAAAGAACATTGCAGCGATTTCTTGAATAAATCCAGTCAGGCACAAAAACTGCTTTATCGCGGCCTTCAGAAGTATCCTAGTTCATTCAGAGGTTTTTCTTTTATTGGTAGATCGTGGGATGAGCGACTTACCAAAGATACTCCCCGTCAGACACACGAAAAATTAAGTGCAGTAATGCGAGAAAATGGGTTTACTGCCACACGAGAAAACAGTATCATGTGCACATCTTCATATCCAACTGCTGAAGAATATGGTGAAGTTTATATGATATTTCCTATAAATGGATTCTCTTTTACTTGGAGTAGAACCTACGCTGACATGTTTACTGATTTATTTGATAAGCTTCCATACTACCCTGCATACAGTGGCCACTGGAGTGCATTAATGAATCATTTTGATGATACCTACGGAGGAACCCAAGGCGATGAACAACAAAAGCGCAGCATTGAGTCTAATTTTATCAAAAATGACTTGAAATTAAATCGCACTGACTTTCATGCAGCATTGCTGTCAGGTCATGAGATATATATTCACGGTCAATACTATGCGTTACACTTACGTGCTTATTGGCAATTAAATCAGCTACTCAAATCAAACTTTGGTGTAGGATATTGATTGTTTACCGTCCTCTGATCAGATCAATTAAAAACCGATAATACTCATAAGAAAATGCGTAATATTTTCCTTTGATGTATATTTCATGCTCAGATTCCAATGCTTGTTCAAGATTTTTATCATCAAATTCTGCGTATTCTATCAATCGTTTTTCAATATTTTCAGTTCCAGGTTGTAGCCTAGAAATAAGCTCTTTAAACGACGCAACAGTTTGGGCTGGCGTCATAGATAAAAGACTAGCCCATAAATCCTTGTACTTATGACTCCACGTATATTTAAATCCGTCAAAAGGCACTATGATGTATGTGTTTTTAGATACACCCGAGGCATAATAATAAGCCATACCTAAATCACTGGTGCACATGATACTGTTTCCTCGAGTCGCAGAAAAGCCGTTTGATTTCAGTGCATGATTTACAAATTTATGTATTTCTGGTACTGTATCTGTTGGATGGCGCTGTGCGTGTGCAGTGCCGATAAAAGCAGAACTTCTGTGAGGGTTTAAAAAATTTGAAGATCCACGATATAAACAACCGCCAAATTTACGAGTAACTGATAAAAATTCACCGCAAGTTTTAGTCAACTCGGTGTATATGCGATTTGTGCAAGCACTGGCTAGTTCTTGGAAATCTTGTTGAAGATATCTTAAACGATTTTCTTTTTCCAAAATTTGTGAGTTAAGTTCTTGAATTTTTGTACCAGGATCTGCAACTTGACTGGCATTTTGTGTAACATAATTTAACGTACTTCGTGCTTTCGATATGTCTTGAGTGATCGTTTGACATTCTTGTTCAATTTGTTTTGCTTGGTTTTGGACACTACGTGGTACACTAGCTATGTCTAAAATAAAAGGTACTTTCGCACCTGGTTTTAGTTGATTTTCAGATAAAAATTCTTGAAGACGCATGCAGTATTTATCTGATAAATAACAGATGCGCTACCACGAACTTGTAACAGAAAATTTTACCAAGATAGAACTACTAGGCCTGTCAGGTGATGCGCTTAGGAAAGCGCAGGCTTTAATCGATCAAATGTCAGCTATAAAACAACAGCAAATTCTGATTGCACAACAGAGACGCGAAGTTAAGTCATCGTTGGAAAAATTAGGAAATCCTCCTTCTGATCCAATAAAAGCCGAAAAACTACGAACAATTCTTGACGATGATGAAATTCGCCAAAAAATGGTTGGGCTCATCAAAGAAATGGAAAAGTTGTATAATGAGCTAAGATTTTTAGTACAAGACAATGTAAATCTGTCACAGGTTATGCGAAAACTACAAGCAAATTGCGGACAGTTTCTCAGAGATGCAAAATATGCAAGTCGTTTGTTGTTTAGAGGTAAAGATGGTTCTCGGAGTTTAAATACACCTAGTTTTGTCGGCGATTCAATACCAGACAGACGACCCAAAGACTTAAACAAAGTAATTCACGATAATCTTAATCGTGTCATGCTAGGCATGGGTTATACTGCTACGCGAGGCAACAGCATCATGTGCACCAGTGATTTAGCAATGGCTAGAGAGTATGGCAGTCCTTACTTGATATTTCCGCTGGATGGGTTTTCTTTTACTTGGAGTACAAGAATAAAAGACTTGTACACAGACTATTTTATGAACAGAACCACCTGGGAAGATAGTATAAAATATTTTGATAGTGAAGAAGATTTTATCAAAAATGAGCTAAAATTAAAGCAAACTGACTTTATTTCTGCATTAAAATCAGGTCACGAAATATACATAAAAGGCAGGTACTATGCCTTGTCTCTTTATTACTATAAAGACCTAGCTCAAGAACTAGACTTTACTTGATTCTGACTCAAGGCTCCATACAAAGTTTTATTTTCTTTTGTCAGTTATCTAGCTAATGTTGCATTAGTTTTGGTCATGTCTGCACAGGTATAAGCCTGATAACTAGCTTTGAGTTTTTCAGGCATTGGTATTTTCACAATAGGCACACGAAAACCTTGTGCTACTTCAAGAAAACTTTTTGTACTACCTGTGCCAATATTCCAAATACCACTTTCAGGTATATTCAAAAACTTTTTGTGTAGATCTATCACGGTGCTGACAGGCACAAAATCTCGGTGATAATTCTCACTGCCCTCAAACACTCTTATTTCGCCTACTCTCTCAGCCTGCAGTCTAAACTGTGTAAACGGACTGGCTTGAGTTCCTTTGTGTTCTTCATTTGAGCCATATACGTTAAAATAACGGAACCCTTGAACAACAATATGTTCAAAACATTTTTTTTGAGCATATCTTTCAAACATATATTTGCTCCAGGCATACGGTGTTCGTGGATCAGGCGCAGCATTTTCATTAAAATCTTGACCGAGACCGTATATACTGGCTGAACTTGAATATTGTAGGTTTACTTTGTGTCCAATACATTCATCTAAAATCCAACAACTGAAATCATAGTTTTGGCGCATGATTTTGTTTACATCATGCTCAGTTGTAGAACTGATGGCACCTATGTGAATTATCCAATCCAGACCTTGAATGTTGGGTACCTTCTCTCCCCATTCATAAGTGCTGACTTCATGTTCTGATAAAGCAGTCAACATGTGACTACCGATAAAACCTTTATAACCTGTGAGAAGTATTTTCATAATTTTAGTGCTATTTGTGCACGGTATTTAACATAAATACCAGATATTATTATAACTTTTTACGGAAACCAGCATGCAAATCAATGAAATAATAAGCCGAGAATTGTCACGAGCAGCATCTAAACAAAAAATTGAGGTCGGTGGGTTCTTAAACAAACACCTACTCGTCAGAACAATAAAACAAGACTGCAGTGATTTTTTGTCTAAAGCCAAAGGCACAGATGGTGTTTTTCGTGGTATTGCAGATTATGCAGGATTTCCTGTGGCATATGAATCTCAATCACGCACCAGAAATGCCAGAGATACGTCGCAAGAAATACAAAAAAAATTCGATGAACTGTTGATTTCCCAGGGCTTTTCTGCTGTTCGAGGCAACAGTATATTTGTGTCCGGCAGTTTGCCGATGGCAATTGGTTACGGAGAACCATATTTTATCATACCTAAAAATGGTTTTACGTTCACTTGGAGTCCTGAGATAAAAGATTTTTACACAGGTGGATTAGCTTTGAATAACAAAAGTTGGGCAGGATTTGTTAGTAAATGGTCTATTTCGCCTGACCACAACGAAACGATTCGCAAAATTGACAAAATTGTCAAACCATTGATCAAAGATGTTAATGCAATATGGTCAGCAACAGTTAATCGAAATTCAGAACCAGTTCTTGGCGTCAATTGGAATCAAGAATTTGGAAAACGATGGGCAATTCACAGTCAATGGCTGGAATCTATTTCACGATTACTCAATGTTATTCAAGAATCTTTAAAGAATCCAGAGCATATTGTGTATGAAGGCAAACAATTAAGTCAAAGACTGCAAAATAGTGTAAATCATTTTGAAGCTATCAAAAACATTTTTGCACCAAGAAAAGACTATCAAGAACTTTTAAATTTATTGTCAAATCAAGTATCATTTGATACGCCGGCTTCTGAAATAAATACACCAGAACAAGCACAACGTATTATACAAAATTTAGGAATGAAAAATAATATCGATTTACATTCTGCGATATTATCTGAAAATGAGATACTGATAAATGGTTCGTATTACGCATTCGACTATCATACGTATCAAGATTTGCATGATAAATTATTTTCAGTCAAACCAGGGTAATCAGGAAATCAACATATGCCAGCTAAAAAAACCAATGTATTGAAGCCAGGTGATAGATCACCAATTAATATTGATATGCCAAATATCGATCCTGCTTTATTAAGCAAAGCTGCTGAATTAAAAGCTAGAATGGCTGAAATATCCAAAGAATTGAATCGACTTAAAAAAGAAAAAGACAAACAAGTAATACAATCTGAAAAAACTCAGCAAGAAATCAATAAAAAGTCATTTTCTAATTATGCTAAAATAATACAAAAGGACTGTTCAGAGTATTTACAAGCAGTTGCTGCTGCCAAAAAAGTTTTATTCAGAGGTACAGAACCAGGTGATCATCCTTTGTCAGCATATGTGGGTAGAAGTCATAAGAAAAGAAAAACCAAAGATACATCGTCAGCAATACAGACAGGAGTTGATAAAATATTAGCAAGCAAAGGATTTACTGCTCTCAGACACAACAGTATATTCACTTCAAGTCGGTTAGAAATAGCGTCGGGCTATGGAATACCATACATAATATTTCCAAAAAACGGCTTTAGTTTTACGTGGAGTCCTAAGCTTACCGATTTTTATCAAGAAATGGTACAAGACGAAGAAATTTATGATTGGTCAGAATTTGTTAATATACATGGTGCTAGCACTTTAGACTATACAATTTTAAATATGTTTCCACGTATAGGCTATTATCTTGGAATATTTGAAGTTAGTCTTGAAAAGCATCCAAAACTCAAGAGTTTATACCTTTCTATTAAAAATCTCAATGAAAACATCGACGAGATGCTCGAGGAAATCGATTATGATTATCCTAACATCAACGGAGCAGATATAAATCGTTATATTTCTCAGGTGATGGAAATTATTCGAGCATTGGAAACGGAACCTGAAATCCAGGATATTCTAAAAAGTAAACCTGAATTAGCAAAAGATTTTAAAAAAATGAAGAGTGAAATTGGTAAGTTTACAGCTGAATGGCAGAAAAATAAAAATTTAAACAGATCTGACATTATATTTCAGAAACTCGGATACACTAACCAAAATCTTAACGCAGCATTAAAATCAGGCCATGAAGTCATGATCAATGGCGAATATTATGCATTGGAATATGCTGTATACAAAGATATACTAAAATACTTTAAATAAAATCTTGGAACAATAACAAATGCCACCAAAAAAAACCAATGTATTAAAACCAGGTAGTAAATCACCCTTTGTGGTAGATACATCGAACTTGGATCCAGAATTATTAGCTAGGGCAAAAACAATAAAGGCTAAAATAGCTGAAATTGAAGCTCAGATAGCCAGTCTTCGAGCAGAAGAAAAAAAATCAAAAACAGCTTCCCAAAAAGCTGAAAAAAAGATTGGTGCTCCGTCAATGGTTCGCTATGTTGAATTAATACAAAAGGACTGTTCAGAATATATACAAGCAGTTATAGCAACTGGCAAAGTATTATATCGTGGCAGTAGCAATACAAGCATGCCAGCGTATGTTGCTCGCAGTCGTAGCAACCGGTCACCAGATAATACACCGTTATCTATCCAGAAAGGTTTTGACAAGTTATTGTCAAGTCAGGGCTTTACTGCTCTCAGAGGCAACAGTATATTCACTACGAGTAGACAACTACAGGCTGCACGTTACGGAGAACCATACATAATATTTCCAAAAAACGGCTTTAGTTTTACATGGAGTCCAAAAGTACCAGATTTTTATCGTGGGTTGATAGAGGAACATGAAATACCCACATGGTCTGAATTTGTAAGCCATTATAGCCAAGATACTTCTTCGATTTATGTAGATCTAGAGATTCTAAGTGACACTCTTAATTCTATAATCTATGCTCTTCAAGGGATTAGATTTGAATTTCCTATACACCAGAAACAAACTGAAAAAATCGAGGATGAGATTTACAATCTTCAAGAACTGCTAGAGGAAGACTACGAAATCTCACCATATCCAAGTGTAGCGATTAAACAAGCAAATAATTATATTAAACGTTTGACAAAAATTATTCAGGGGATAGAAATTTCTCCTGAAATCAAATCTATTTTTTATAAAGATAAAGATGCTAAAGATTATCTAAACAGTATAAAGAACTATCAGAATACATTACAGAAAATAAGCAAAGAATTAAAAATTCCAGAATTAGCTGACACTGCAGTACTTCGCAATCTTGCATATACTAACCAAAATCTTGAAGCAGCATTAAAATCAGACAACGAAGTCATGATCAATGGTGAGTATTATGCGTTCAAATATGATTTATACTATGACATACTAAAATACCTCCGATAGGATCTTAGAAAAAACCAATGTCTGAAAAGAAATCTAATAAGTAGCTGAGTATGTCAATCATCAAAGCCGGAATAATCCCTTGCATCAAAAAAGACAAACAACTATTCATGTTATTCATGAAACCCAGTGATCCTAAGTTTGGCGGCCCTGATTATCAAATTGCCAAAGGTCACATAGACAAAGATGAATCCCCACTGCAAGCAGCAATTCGTGAAGGGCACGAAGAACTAGGCTTGAAATCTACCAACATAGACCATGTGTGGCCTGTGGGGATTGTGAAAAATACCAAGGTCTATGCATGTGAGGTTTACAGTATGAAAGACTTTGACCAGCCCGATTATGAAACTGGCAGCACACGATGGATGACACCAAATGAGTTTTTGGAAACTGGTCGTCACATGCATCGAGGCATCGTCAGAGCAGCAGCCAGAAAACTAACATTGTTAGAATCGTTTCCTGAACTGCGCACTGTTATTTGGTGATTTGGTGGGCCTCCAGAGAGTTGAACTCTGATCGTACAGATTATGAGTCTGCTGCATTAACCATTATGCTAAAGGCCCGAGATTTGGTGCTCCGTGATGGATTTGAACCACCGACAACCGGAATATAAGTCCGACGTTCTGACCACTGAACTAACGGAGCGTTGTTTAACTGATGTTGTGCATTATACAGCAACACCCGAGAATGTCAACGTCGTTCTCTGCCTAAACCTTTTTCTGTTTTACCTCTTTTAGACACTGCGCCTGGTGGGCGAATATCCACACGCTTTTTAGGCATTACCAGCACAGGTTTATCACTATCTAATTTAGGTGCTTCTGGGTCTACAGCTTGGGGTTTAATAAATTTTTCATTGTTCTTGAGTATTTTGAAGGTTATTTTGCCATTTTCACCCTTGGACCAATAGCTTTTGTCAAAAGTTAATTTCACACCAGTGACTGCATCGCCTGGATAATCTGCACTAAATCCATTGAGTGTGATAGTGCTTTGTGTCGAGCTAGCATCTGTATAAACCTGTAATACAGCACTGTGATTAAGAATATCCGACGCAGCATCACTAAATTTAGTTTTGGTATTCACATAATCACACACTTTGTCAGCCACGATCATCATCAGTGCGTGAACAGGAACTACTGCTGTGTTTTTTCTCTTGGTTAACAAATCCTGGTACCAACCTTCAAGTTTAGCACTAAGCAGATTCTGACCTAATATTTCTTCACCTAAGCCTAATTTCTTGGCTTTTACATTCATAATTTGCTGAGTTTCGTCGCTGTCCATTAAATCAAAGTATTTGGCTAATTCTAGAGGACCAGTGTAGTGTGTGCCTTTATCTAGAATTTCTAAAATTCTGACTTCTTCTGTGTATTTTTTACGTATAGTCTTGCCGTATTTCGTACCATCTATTTCTCGCAAAGATTCTACCAAATTCTTGGCGCTGGCCATTGCACCTAGCCCTTCTTTGGTGCTGATCTTGACTGTTTTACCGTTGGCAGCTGTTAAAACACTGTCACTCAATCCTCCAGTAGCTCCCGGATTGAAGCTGATGGTTGCACTTGCTAAGCTGGTATTTTTACCAATATAAGCATCGATACCTTTGTCTGCTGACCCAGTGATGGTCATGCCTTTGATAAAAGCAATGGGCTGAAGAAGTTCACAGAAATACTGTTTGAATGCTTCTGCATTCATATTTCCACGAGGAATAACAACTGGAAAATCTTTGGCTGCTAAAAACGCACTCATTGCATGCAGTTCATCGCTGTGCTCGCCAAACTTTTTCATGACTTGATCTTGAATATTACCCGGACTTAAATTATCAAATCTTTCTAGAATTTCAGACGGTTTGTAACCTGCGTTTTCTTTTTCACTTGTCTTGCTAGAAAATTTATATTCACCGGGTATAGCAGTATTTGGCCAATTATTTTCGTTTCTATTGGCATGAATATCTTTAAAATATCTTCCTAGGTAAACATCTCTGCCGTCGTCGTCAATGAAACGTGCAATAGCAAATGCTAAATTTTTAGCTTGTGGATTGGTCCAATCAATCGGGAAATTCAAAGATGCTTGAGCTTTTTTCAACGCTGCATCCATCTCTTGTGGGTCTGTGAACTTGCCTGAGTTAGGATAAAACGTCAGACTACCAAAAGTCAGAGTTTTACCTGCAGCATTTTTAAATACTTCGCCTGATTTTCTACGAGCTAATCCCACGCTTTCATCCAATAAAATATTTTCTAAAATGTTTATAAACTGTCTCATAATAGGTATTTATCGGATATTGTTATCGTTGAAATTCCTGTGGTAATTGAAATTATAGTGTCACATCTTCCATGCCAGCTGTTCTCAGACGAACAATATGTCCCAACATCCATTGTTTATTTTCAATCCCTTTCATCACACCAAGCCACTTATTTCGCAGCAAGGCTACCTCATTGATAATGGTCTCAAAATCAATCACTTCATCTTCTCCGTCCACATACTTTTCTGCATCTCGACTGCTTAATGCTCGTTGATACGCTTCAAGATATTTTTGAAAATGCTTGCGTCTGATTTTTTTTAGTTGAATGTTAAGGTATTCAAGCACCGCTTCAATCTCCTGAAGTTGATTAAAGCGGTGTTCGGTGATGCCAGGAAGATTACTTGCTGCTTTTTCTAAATTTCCACGAACTGCTATTTCAGATTTAGCTGTCCGTAACTCTGCTTCGTAGTAGCTAATAAACCCAGGTATTTCTCCTAGGTCTGCAACTATCTTGTTATACCACATCAGTAGTCTTCTTCTTCGTCTTCCTGTTCATCTTCTCCAATATATTCTCTTATTGCTCGTTTAAGCATGCCATCAGTAGCGCCAAATACACTGAGTTCATGATCTTCTAGCATATCTACCATGGTAGATATCAGTGCATCGGCTGCTTCTTGCTGGTCCTTCTTGGGAATATACTGCTTCATAACTGTATACAATTCACTTAAGGTATCTACGTCTATTGTCATTCTTGGGTTTCCTCATTGGTTGTAGCAGTTGATACTTCTGTAACTCGATGCGGGTTAGCAGAATAATCAGCCATCACTGCATCTAGACATCCATCTTCGTTGCGCTCCCACCCTTTGCGGAATAGCTTTATTTCAGTACCATCTGCTAGTGCATATTTAAGCCTGTTGCCTTCTTTTGTCAATAAACTTTTGCCTTCAAACATGTCCACTAATCCAGAATAAGGATTCATACCCTGTTCGTAAGGAATTTTGATCTGCACTGCTTCAAATGGTTTGGCATATCGTGTTTTCATGATCTTGCAGGCAGCACGAATTCCGCGAACTTCAGATACCTTGTTGCCATCTTCATCTTCTTTTAGCTTGAGTTTACGCATTGCTACTACGATAGAGCTGGCATAGATGAATCCTTGACCTCCAGAAATTTTATCATCAGGATCAAACATATCCTGCGATTGGTAGCTGTGGTTAGTTGCAACCAAACCAATGTTTAAACTACCAAACATGTTTACACAATTACGAACAAGTGCAGTAAGTGCCTTGGGCTTGCGTCCCATATCACCTTTTAAGTCACCTGCTTCAAATTGATTTACATCAGTTGGTGTAAGTAACATACCTAAACTGTCTAGGACAAACAGCACCTTAGGTCGTTGATCTTCAGGTAGAGTCTTGTATTCTTTTACAAATTCGCTGATCATCTTGGCAACGTCGTCAATCATAGCCATGTTCAGCTTCAGCAGTTTGTCTTCACTGGTGTCTACGTCTAGCGCACGTAGCCATGATTCATCAAGTGCATTTTCAGTGTCAATCAGAATCACATAAATGCCTTGTTTTTGTGCATTGCGTACCAGGTTACCAGAGCAAATAAAACTTTTACCTGCGCCTGATTCACCTGCGAATACTGTTACTTTTCCCAGTGGGATACCGCGATTAAAATCACCGCTGATCAAATAATTTAGTGCATAATTGTTTGTAGAAATCCAATCTGTGGGATCATTAAACCCCACTGAAATTCCATCAATCGATTTAGTGATTGATTTGCGAAATTTTGATACATCAAAAGGTTTAGGCACGTTGCTCTCCTAATTAAATTTGTTATTTTTTTAAATCTAGCCTGTCAAAAAGGAATGGCCCCGAAGGGCCATTCTCTGTTATTGCTTCTGACGATTACGAATCATTGCAAGAATATCTTCAGCCTTCTGACTAGAAGGTTTCGATGCTTGCACAGGTGCTGTAGGGGTTTCGACTTCTTCATCGCCATCCCACGGTGGAGTTTCTTCTACCACTGGTTTAGCTACTGATACTGTAACAGGTTTAGGAGTTGCTTTAGTCTCCATTTCTAGTTCAGCGTCATCAGACTTAGCACCAGTCTTTAGGCCGTACGGCTTGTAGTACTGTTCCCAGCGTGCAGGATCATATGATTCACCATCAACTGATGCTTCAAACATTTCCTTGATCACCTTGAGTTCTACATCTCCCGGCTTCTTGGGTAGAAAGTCAGCCAAGTCATATAGACCATACGTTTCAAGTGCCGCTGCTTCTGCAGCAGTCAACGCTGATTCCTTGCGAGCCCAGCTGCTAGTGCCATAGTCGGCGTATCCACCTTTGCTAGTCTTCTTGATAATGAAGTCTAATCCGCTCTGGTAATCAGTTGGAAGATTTTCCATTTCTGGATCTAGTAGAGCGTTCTTTACCAGATTGAAAATCTGAGCACTGATCACAAAACGACGAATTGGATTTTCTGGCGTCTTGTCATCGCTCCATGGGTTTTCGCGAACGAGTCCTTGAAACAAATAACTACGCTTTTTCCAATATTTCTTGCCCATGTCTTCTAGGTTCTTATCCTTAAACCAAGGACGAACTTCGGCCAGAATTGGGCAAACGCTGCCATCGTTGTACATTTCTACGCAAGGAACCTGTACTACCACTGGTTTGCTATCTGGCTGACCTTTGATGCCTGCAAAAGGCAAACGGATCATTGCACGCTCTACCCAAAAGAAGTTGTTCTTAGGGTTAGCGTCAGGTAGGAAGCGAATACGTGCTGTAGTGCCTTCTGCGATATTCCAATGCGCATAAATTGCATTGTCGCCACTGTTTGAGTTAGAACCGCTGCTGCGATTCTCTTGTGCTTGAAGTTTTGCTCTGATTTCTGCTAGTGTAAGTGCCATGATTAATTTCCTTTATTAAGTATGCCATGATTAAGTGTGTTTTTTTGAGATTGTCTCAGCACACACGCATAGTATGTGCTGAAGTATTTATCCTGTCAAGGATGAAAGGTAAGATTACTTGCCAGGGGGGTTGTACGTTTCTTTGTATTCAGCACTAGCGATACGGTAATATCCTTGACTGCCATCTTTTACCAAATAATCGCCTGGTTTAAGGATCATAGACTCTCCCCACGGTGCAGTAAAAGTAACTGTTTTAGTTCCTTTGTATGCAGCTACCATGCGTGGAGATTGTTCTGGAATTACTAATCCGCCAATGTCACCTGAATAGAGTTTGGGGAATTTAGCAGCCTTGACTACATAGTTTTCTTTGCTGGGGCCACTCATAATAATGTCGCCGGGTTCAGCTGTATTTGTCGTTTCTTTTCCATCAGATGTTACAGTAATAACCTGTCTTTGCTCTCCAGACACTGTGTATGACATTGCTGGCATAGTGCCAGGAGTGCCTCCCTTAACAAACTTATATTTTTTAGCTTGTTTGTGTGTTGGCAAGAACTTAAGTTCAGAAGCTATACGATGAATATCTTCGATAGGCTTTTCTTGTTCAACTTCAGGAGCAATTGGCTCAGCTGCAGCAGCAGCTGGCACTTCGGGTGTTATCACAGCTGGATCTTGTGTTGCTGGTGCTTCTGCTTCTGTTATTAGATCAGCATATCTGCGAAAAAACTTAGAGTCCATCTTATATTCCTTTAATGTTTCGTCATTATTTTGAACAAAATCTTTTGGTTTGTCAATAGATTTTGGTTGTGCAATATTTTGTCTTTTGTGAGATGCTATCCATTCGACAGCTTCTGGTTTGCTAGGCGGTTGATTAAGAAATTTATTGATGATTGCGTCAGCAAGAGATATATTTCTAGATTTTTCATCACGACTCGTGATATCATTATTTATGCCGATAAATCTAGTGTTGGCACGTTCAGCAGCAGCTGGCCAATCTCGGCGACCTAAGCGAGAGTAATCTCGTTCCCCTGGAGATATATTTGCATATTCTGAAGGTGCATTCCCTATCCACTGTATTTTACCAAACGATGACTCGTAAATTTTTATATTATTCTTTACTAAATCATATACCTCTTGTGCATAAGATGGGTCTACTACTCGACCAACTCCCCATTTTTCTCGTTGTTCTTGTTCTCTACTTTGTTGTCTGTTAAGGGTAGTATCAAAACTAGCTGTGACTAATATCAACATAATGTCATATCCTAAAGCAGATAATTGATTCGTTACTTCAAAAATACGCTGAGGACTTTTTCCTGTACTATCAAAATACATTCCGAGTCGCCCATCAAGGGTTAAACTTTTACGACTTTGAACTTTATCCCATGCCATATCCCATTGATCTGGAGTTAAAACACCTCCTTGAGATCGCCCTTTTCTGATCATCATTTCACTAAAATCATCAATATTGATTTTTCTCAACCCGCTGTGACCAAATAGTTTGTTGGCTGTGGTACTTTTCCCTGCTCCAGGAGGACCAATCATGATTACAGCTTTGAATATATGTGGATCCAGAACGCCTTCATCAATCTCAATAGATTCTGTTAAGATACCAAGATAATGACGGAGATCGATGTTCACTATTTTAATCCTGCTAGTTTCAGCATAGAACTTATTTCTTCTGCTACCACCCCTTGATCCATGCCAGTTGCGCCTGTTGATGCGGTTGAAGCACCAGCCATTGCTTGAGCATCTGGCTCGCCTGCTGCAGGAGGTGATTCAGGAGCAGGTGCATTGGGCGAAGATACTGTGTTTTCAGTATCTTGCGTATACTCAGGTTCACTGTATTTGTCAGCCATTTCTGTATAGCTGTGATCTCTCAGCCATTGAATAACAGTAGGTCTAGCATCAGTTTCATCACCTTCTGTGTCAGCTATAGCTTTCAATTTATCATAAAGTTCTTCATATGCCGAATCAGACTCATCAGTATTATCACGAATAGTATCCCTGAGAGCGGTCGTATCTATTGCATCATGCCCTACTTCAATGTGTTTTTTCATCATAGAATCAAGTTCTGCTTGATCTCTATCTTGATGTTGTTTTGTATCTTGCTCTTCATGATCAGTGGCATCTTTAGGGTCTAATGCTTCATTAGTAACATCATTAAGCCAAGATTCAAATTCTCGCAATAAGTTAGAATCGTTATTCTCACGTTGTTTTTTATGAGCACGATATACATACGGTAAAGCGTCTGTAAATCTTTCGTCATATAGTTTACGAACAAATCTTTCTTTGAGAACATCGACATCAATTTCTTCTTCAACATCTGTGTCTGGCGAAAAACTTTCTACAAATGATTTATATCCATTGCTAGAACTCATTCGTCTTAGACGATCTTTTAGTTCGCCATAGCGCCCAACGGCAGACTTGGCCATTTCAGCAGTCTCACGATCTTCAAAATTTCTTTTTTTGGTAGATCGAACAAAATGAGCCATGCTATTCATTTCTTTGCACATGCTGCAAATGCTCTCGCCTATCTGATCTTCTATTTCGCCGCCTTCGCTACAATGCCGGGCCATTGCGCGAGCGCCGTGTATATTTTTAAATGGGAGTAACCGACGTTCACCTTGTTGAGTTTCTAAAAACAATGATTCTACATTACGACTTCGGTCACCGCGTTTTGCTTCATCTACATTTTTATTATGTCTAATAATAATACGCACAGGTCCACATTCTTGATAGGAACTGCGACTTGTACCAAATAATCTGTTTTCATTCATTGTTCCTATATCGTCAGTATCTAAAGTACCAGCTGATTTAGCTTGTTGTTTTAGGTCTTTAGATTTTAGATGAGATCTATTAATGTCCCGAACGTCAAAAGTAAGCATATTTCGTTTGGCAAATTGTCGAAGATTTCTCAGATAATCATACCATTCTTTTTGATGAGCATCGTCCAGGTAATCCGTAATGTTTTTACTGTAGGATATTTTCAATCCTTTTTCATCAATCAAACTGATGGTGATATTACCGAACTTAGTTCCATCTTGACTCATGTAATCAAAATTGAAGAAGCGAGCATCCTCAGGAATCTGAGTGCTGCTATCAGTTTTATCTTTAATTTTGACTCGATCAAACCGACTACGAATCTTATTAAATAGTTCTTCTGCGATGTTGGATATGTCTCTCATAGTCTAGTATTTATCTTACATCAATATGAAGGGCATCGGCTCAATAAAGTCATCTGACTTATCTCGTAATATATTGTCAAGGCTTTCATCATAATTCTGCAGAAACTGAACCATTCTCACGATTAACAGTGTTGCCATAACTAAATCATCTGTTTCTCCTGGTTTTGCTGCAAAAGATGTTCCTCCGTTACTAACAAAACTCTTGAGTTCGCTAATAAGATTCTTACTAGATACAATCATTTTCTTATTTTCTATAAATGATTTGAGCTTGGCACAGGCAGCCAACTTACTCTTATGTGTTGTAGTGAATCCTTTTCGATATCTGCGAGTTTGCCCAACTTTTACTGGTTCACTCATGAACATGCCGCGTATATTTTCTTCGCCTATTTCAGCTATACTGACTAGACCTGCTTCGCCTAGTGAGTTATTTTCAATGCTGTAATATATATCTGATTCTCTTCCGATGCTATCATACAAATATTGACAGATTTCTTTTAAAATCAAGATTTGACGTTGTATTGATGTCTTATTATGCTGCCATTCTGCTACTTGTTTGAAATTAGGTAATTCAAACACTTGTATAGCAGATGGATCTCCGCCTGTTCCAAGACTAGGATCTAGAGCTACCAGATACGTATTGCCTTTTTCTGGTTTTTTATACCATCGCACATTACCCTGACGTTCAATAGGATCTATTCCTGACATTTCTATAAGAGTAGAACTGTTGATCAACGTTTCATCATATATCAAAAACTCGCAATTTTTAACGAGGAAACCATTGGCATAAAATCTATGATTTTTCTCTACTTCAAATAAATCGTAGACTGGTAATTGATCATCTAATACTACGCAGGTTATTATATCTATGCCGGTGTCTGACAATATTTCCATTCCTGGAAGCAATTTGTCAGCCTCAATGAATGTTAAATCTGGTAAAAAAAATTTATGATCTTGCGTGCATCTTATAGTTCTATTTTTGGTGTTAACCTTAACGGTTTGTTTATTACCTCTGATTAATAAACCATCAAATTTAGACCATCCTTGATCTGTTAAAACTTGTAGACCTAAATTATTTTTTAATAATTCTTCCACGAATAAATCCTTCTTCTTGTTGATTTTCTTTAAATTGTCGATTGATTATGCCGTTCGTCAAAAATTACGAATTTAAAATATCTTTTAGTTGATCTAATGTTAAATTCTCTATTCTTCCGTCAGGAAATTTAATTTGTACAGTCGCTGCGCCCTCTAAACAGCCATGTTCTCTGCGAAATCTTTCTTCGCCGATTCGTCCTAGTTCTTCTTGCTTCCATTTTTCATCTCGATCTGGATGCTGATGCCAATATGCTCGATACGCTCGAAATCCATTTGTACCCAATTCTGTTTCATTTCCGTATTCATCAATACACTTGTTTGCGCCTTTCCAAATCAATGCAAACTGATCTTCATCACTGTTGGGTGTGCTGGTTATGATAGCTTTACCACCTGTGCTCAGTGTAGGCGAAATCGATGTCCAAAATTCTTTTGCTATACTAGGTCTTACGTAGGCAAATTCGTCGGAATATAACAGAGAAATACTCATACCACGACCAGTTGTTTCCGTGGTAGTCTGACTGACTATTCTGCTGCCATTGTCAAATTCAATACTGCCTTTGTTATAACTAGTAGCACCAGCGCGAATATGATCTGGACACCATTCATATGCATATCTTACACGTTGCATAATTTCTTGTGCGCCTGTGTATTTGTGAGCAGCGATCAATATAGTTGAATCTGGCACAAACATAGCATACCATAATAAATAACCTGCTGCCGAAGTTGACTTGCCGCTTTGTCGGGGCATAAGACTTATACTAAAACGAAAATTATGATATGTATCAATTAACTGTTTTTGATAGTCGAACGGATGATACACCATCTTGCCTTTAGTCGGATGCTGTATATAGAAAAAATTATACATGAAATATTGAGGCCCCGAAATAGGATCAGCGCAACGAGCAATCTCTTGAATATGTTTTTCGGTATAAGTTTCTTGTTTATGTGCTGGTTTTACCAGCACGATTGCTTGATCTTTAGGCATAAATATTTTATAGTGTAGTTATATCTATATTTAACCAATTTTCAACTAGTAGATTATCAAATGTCTGACACACTATTACTAAACGCAGATTACAAACCGATCTCAGTATTGCCGTTAAGCGTTATCCATTGGCAGCATGCTATCAAACTGATGTTTCTAGGTCGCATTCATATTTTAGAAACATATTCAGACTGGCTGATTCATTCAGAGAAGCTGACATTGAACGTGCCCAGTGTTTGTGTGACCAAAGATTATTTTCACTACAACAAGAATGTCAAGTTCAGCAGATACAATCTGTATTTGAGAGATCTATTCCAATGCCAATACTGCTTGGACATTTTTGATTTTCAAGATTTAACTATAGATCATGTTGTGCCTGTATCAGCAGGAGGCAAAAGCGAATGGACAAATGTTGTAACCAGCTGTGCTGATTGCAATCACCGCAAGGGCAGTAAACTTATGAAACCTAAAACTTTGCCATACAAGCCTGATTACTTTGAACTAGTGAAAAAATGGAAAAACACTGAATTCACTGTGCGACAAGAAAGCTGGAACAAATTTTTAGGAACTGATAAGAAAGTGGCAGGCTTATAGTTTATTTAAATAGATGTTTATAGACCTTCAGGGAGTGGCGATCTTGTTTAATAATAGGCTCAAGATCTGGACATTTTCCTTTCTTGACATACTCAGCATACAGCAGCGCATGTTGCGGCGATAATGTTTTCCATTGGTCACCTGTTTCTAATTTTCCAAATTTTTCTAGATATTGTTCCATTGCTGACAGCGAACTAATTATTGTTTTTTCAGCTTCTGGCCATGGCTTTTTTAGTACGCTAACGGCGTATTCTGCAGCAGACATTGGATCTTTGATGATGCTGTCTTCGCCTTCAGGCCATCTTTTTTTCACATTATTTCGCGCATATAGTACTGCAAGACGGCTGCTCTCAGAGGCAAAACGTGATTCAGCTTCTGGCCATCTATCGCCTTTTATTATTTCTTTCAGATACGTTAGTAATCCTACTCTACTCGTCATAATAAAGTTTTCAGCCTCAGGCCAACGACCTCCAATAACTTCTTTTGCATAATAAATTGCAATTTCAAAACTTTTAGCTTTCAGAATAGCAGATTCTGCAGGAGGCCAACGTCCCCCAATAATATCTCTAGCATATGTATATGCTAGATTAGCATATTTGGCAATATTTTGTTCTTGTTTAGCAAACAAACGTTTTAAAACTGGATGTTGAGTTCTGAATTGTGTCAGCGTGTCAGTGTCAATTGGTCTGTCACTGGCATCCATAAATTGCCAACCAAGTTCAGGTTCTTCATAACCGTCTGTATCATAACCCCATTTTGTTGGAAAAAAGAACTGATATTTTTTTCCATCAGAACCACGCCAAATGTATAGGTTGCCTTCTTGATTGTAATCGTCAAATGCACACTGCGCAGTTGTATAAGCTGTACACCATTTTGTTTGGCGTCCTAGTATTTGACTGGCTTCTTGGGTTTCTGGTCTTACAAGCCAACCCAGTGGACCTTGATATAACACATCATATTTGACTGTTTTGGTTTGTTCGGGCAGTTCATCAGTGAATTTTGAAGTTTCCTGACTCTTGCCGCTCTCAATTTTTTCTATTGCGTTTTCCAATTGCAACAGTGTATATTTGTTGATATCTCGTTCTGATAGATTGCGTTGGTATGTTTGAAATTTGGTTAACGCTGCAGCGACCCGAGACAAATCTTCGTAACGAAATTCTTGTTTATTGTAACGGTTAGCAATCCATACTACATATTGTTTATTATTGGTTGGATCTGAATTTTCAAATGCAGCAAGTAAATCGTCAACATTTTTAACTTGGCGATCATCTCTTCTCTGTGTGGCATTGGACCATAGCTTGTCCCCAAGACGTTGTTTGGTTTCTTCGCGTTTATATTCGACTATAATTTCTCGTGATTTCATTTTTTAGATGTTTTCCTGGCAGGTGCATCGCCCACGGGCTTCTCGCCAGTTAAATAGGGTCGGCTAAACCATAATTTAAACCACTCGGGAGAACCAGGTTTGATGTTATTTTCGCGTTCCAATCTACGCTTTTCCATGCCTGTATAACTGATATTTGAACCAACTGGACTCATCCTACCTACATTGCTGTCATTCGGAGTGCCAAGTGCAGGATCATGTCCTCCTGCTTCATAATAATCTTCTGTAATAGGAATTCCGGCTAATTTCTTAATTCTTGCTAAATCTGCTGCATCCATCACTGCATCATCATGGCCAGATTCACCCGGAAGAATCCAGTTTTCACTGGTGAATCTGTATTGTTTCATACGCCGTAACGATTCTTTTTCTTAGCACGAACTGGACTTGTAGTGTTTACAAACTCACGTTCTGTTGACCCCCGTTCAGTTTCTCTTTGAGGAGCCACACCCATTTCTTTAGCTGCTGCTTTTAATATTTCATCATCAGCTTCTGTATAACCAATGGTAATAAGCTTACCTCCTATTGGGCCTCGCTTATCTGTTTTCATATCAGGCGCGCCTGCCATTGCTACACCAAATCTATAGGCAGCGTATGGACTATTGTTATTATCTAGCTGCGGCCAAGTTTCCATATCTGGAATAGCCCCACGAGAATTTTTGTTCATGCTAGCTTCCCGTATGATTTCATTTATTTTCATAATTTATCCCTACCAGGCTCTACAGGACCAATAACGGGCCTTCCATCTTGGTCCTGGATTGCTGCAATTATGACGAGCGCGAAAATTTTTACGACGAGCAGGGATACTCTTTTTAATACGCATCTCTTTGCTACCAAAATTTACTTTGACTACATTACCTTTGGCGTTTTTCACATATACTGAACGTTTCTTAGGACCGTCTGGAGTAAGAAAAGGCTTGCCAAGTTTCACTGTACGACCATGATATTTGGCTTCGTTGCACTGATCTGGATCTTCACTTGTTTCACGATTTACATCATGATAAGCATCATGTCCAGATGGTTTTTTAGTTTTAGGTAGCTTAGCTTGCTTGCTGCTGGTCTTGCCGTTTATTGGGCTAGTACTGTCAGTAGGCGCCATCTGCCCCGGAGAGTTTCCATCCTCTAATAACAAATTGGATTCTGCCAGTATCTTCATGCCGACAGCATCCATTTCAAGTATGATAGCATCATCTGTGATTTCAGAAACTATAGTTTCAATTATCTGGTCTGGTAGAAACTCCAACATGAACACATCACCAGCCTGCGGTGTTTCTAGTGTAACCTCAGCTTCAGCAATATATTCTCGAAAACTCTTCATTTTTGAATTCCTTTGTACATCTTCATCAAATCACGACCTAGAGTTTTCAATGGGTCAATGTTTTCGTTAGTAGCCATTGGATTATCACCAGCTTTTGGTTTATCTGCAAACTGCTTTTTGGGTCTGTTTAAATCTGCACCCATTTTTTTAATCATGTCTACATCAGCGTGCTTAGGACGAGGAGTATTACTGTGTTCTTCAGGTTCATCAACTTCAGTGTTTCCATAATCTTTGGCTTCTTGTGCTATTACTAGTGCTTGTGCACGTTGTGCGTGATCTGTATGAGTTAAACCAGCTAGCTTCAGCATTTGTAGCAATGCTTCTGCCTGTTCACCTTCAGCAGAGATAGTCACATATTTACGATTATCTCGGGTACTGTAGGATGTATTAATGGAAAGATTGTCTTGTTCTGTGTTGGAATATGAACCTACACTGCAATTTTCATAAATGTTATCTTCATACATACCAGTGCCACATTCACACATGTCTTCGTACATGCCGCATTCTGTGCAAGTACCTTCTTCTAGTTTGCTGGTGTCTTTGTGATTGCGACGGGAAATTTGTTCTACTTTGTCCAGAGTACCCATGAAGTTCATTTGGCTCTCGACTGCATCCACCAGGTCTTGACCATTCTTTGAGCCAGCCTTAATATCAGCAATTAGTTCTAACCATTCACGGTCCTTGTCGTAGTCGAACTCGCACCAGTCGTACACCACAAGCTCAGTGGCTTGGCGAATTAGCTTGTCAACCCGTTTGTTGCTCAAGGACGCGCCCAAGGAATCAGCAACACGAGTGACTAAGATGTTGACGAGTTGATGGTATCCTTCACAAAATTCTTTGCTTTCATTGGTGTATGAATATAATTTATTACCACGGGAAAATTTTTCAATTTTATCAAACGCGCCAGTTACCTCCATTCTATTCATAACTCCATCTATTAA